CTCGTACAACTTTACGTAATAATTTTACAAAGGTATCTGTCTTCATGTTTATAAATATTTTTATTATCCAAGTATTTGCTTAAGTTCAGTAAGTAATTCATCCTCATTACGAACTAAACTAGGTGCGGTTTGAGTAATTTTCAAATTACTAAATTTTTCATACGCTACTGCTTGTTTAGCTCCTGCAGGAGTTGTTATTATTCTAATTATATATTCTTTATTATTTATACTAATATATTCGTATTCTAATGTTTGAGTAGTTGGTTTATCAATAATATTAAGCAAATCACTAGAAACAGTTCCTGATGTTAAATTATTAGGTTGAGTAATAGTAAGACTTAATGTATTTAATTTGATCAATATTCTAGTAACTAGTCTTTGAAATACAGATAATATAGCAGTTAAAACTGTTGTTATTAATATATAATCTTTTATTTTTTCTTCTATTGGTGGAATTTGAGTAGCTGCTTCTGCTGCTGCTGTTGGATCACCGCTGGCTAAACGAGCTTTTAAAATAGCTAAATATACTCTAGCTGCTGCTAAAGCGGCTAGAATTACTTTAAGAAATATAAGTAAAGCATCAAGAGTTGTTTTAAGAATATTTACAGTCTTTTTTAAACTTTTAACTTTATTATCAAAATCTTTTTTAAATTGTTGATAATTAGCATTATCTTTAGGTGTAAAAATTATTTTACCTCCATTAACTGTCACACGACCTTTATTTCTTAAATTCTTTTTAGTTTTATTTATTAGCCTATTAATAATTTTATTAGCAGCTTTCTCAGCATTTATAAAATTAGATAATATAGGTAAAAGAGCGGCTACAATAACTGCTTTTGCTCCTGCAGGAGATACTTTAGTTTGTTCTTTTAAAAAATTAACTTTATCCTTAGCAGCTTTTTCTAAGTCTTCTCCTTTTTTCTTTTGCTTATCAATTATATCTTTTGCTTTTTTCTCTTTATCTTTAGTGATATCTGAAATAGAAGAAGTATCTACTTTGGGTTCAGGTTCATTTTTATCCCTCATTTTATTAAGTAAATCTACTTCATTAGATGGTATACGACTACTTAATATTTGTTTAGTATCCTCTATAATTACAAAATCAGGTTGGTTATTTGTAAAGGTTTGATTATTTGTTTTACCATTAAAAAGTACTTTACCATCAACATATATAACTATATATTTTGTATATTTATCTTCATTTACAATTTCGTAAGTATATTTAGGTATATATTTTGATTTAGCCATATTATATAGTAAATGAAGTTGGAGATTTAAAATCGTCTATTCTATTTTTTATATCTTGAAATTTACCTTTTAAAAAATTAGAAGGTATAACTAATAAAGGAGGTACAGCAGCTAAAGCAGTTACCATATCGCTATAATCAGATACTGCTTGCATTATTTCAGATAATATTTCATCTAATTGTTCACCTTTGACTATTGGTTCAGCAGAACCATTCTTATCTAATCCAAATTGTACTCTAGGAGCGTTAACAAGAAACATATTTGCTTCATTATCACTATCTATATTACCAACATCAATTGTTACTTTTTCAGCAGCTGTTAAATTAATATATTGACGTGAAGATAAAAAAATACTATCAGAGCGTGAATTAAAAACTAAACGTCCTGATGATAATAAAATTTGTTCTCCATTATATGTTTTTATATTCTCCATTATTTGAATACAGTTTTATTTTCTTTCCAATTTCCTATTGCTTCAAAAGTATTAGGATTTGATAAACCATTTGGTGTCCAGCTACCACCACTAAATTGAGATGTAGGAGCTATTGAAAATTTTAAATCAACAAAACCCCAAGAACCACCAATTACTCTTTTTCTAAAAGCTAATTTACCTCCCCCTCTTTGATCACCACCAGGAGCACCTGTGTTAAATTCAAGTGTATATAAAGTTCCTTGAGTACCAGAAAGTTCAGCTCCTAAAACCATTCCTATATGACCACTACCATTAGCTTTAGTCACAGCAAATACTGCTCCTTTAAAACCTAAAGTAGAATTAAATTTATCAATACCTTCCTTAGTTAGTTTAGTACCTATATAATCCTTATTTCTAAGTAATGTTACAACCCCATTTATATTAAAAACTACTTGTGAACTATTATTTAATGGGAAACCACCTGCTTTATCATTACCATTTGCTGCTATAAAAGATGTTATCACACCTGCTGAACAAAACAAATTTGGAGGACATACTCTTTTAGCGACAATAACACTATGCATAGTTCCATTATATGAAAATACTGGTAGATTTTTATTTACTACTCCATAATTAGTTGGATTCATTTTTATGGCTGAATTCACAGCGTTAGTTGATTTACATGAGTCTAAAAGAGCTTGAGCATCTGGAGTTAATTTTCCTCCCTTTACAACATTATATGTTTTACCACTTGGAGCTGTATAATTTTTAGTTTCTAATTGTGATAAAATTTGAGCTCTTTCAGTTATAGATAATGGTTTTTCTTGTCCTGTTCCATTTTCATTCACACCTGTATTATCAAATGTTTGTTCTTGTCCACTAAGTTCAGTTTCAGGTAAAGAATCTGATATCACAACTTCTTCATCAAGAGGTAAAGGTATATATGAAGGAGAAGGAGTTGGAGTAGGGGAGGGTTTTGGTTCTTCAGTTGGTAAAGAAGCTATAATAATTTCAGTACGATCTGGTTCAATTATGTTTGCTTCTTGATTTTCTGTTTCAGCAGTTATATTTAATGAATCTTGATTAACACTTCCTTGATTATTAATATCTACGTTTCCTTCTCCAATAAACATATATGAACTATCTTCATCTGGATTTTGGCTTGTAGTTTGTAATAAACCATTCTTACGAAGTTCATCTAAATATGCTTTTGATCTAACAGATGAAAGTTTAATACCCCCCTTATTATCCATAACAACCTTAGCACCAGTTCTTGATTCTAATGAAGTTTCCCCAGGTTGAGTATTATTATAATATTGTTTTTGATCAGACATATTATTAATTAAATAGATGGTTTAACATTGTCATCATTTGTTTTAACAAAACCAGTATTAGCTAACTTATAATCTAATTTAGTAGGATTAATGTTAGCTGGAGTTGCTGAAATTTGTGATGATCTTATAAGACTATTTTTATTTAATTCTTGTAATGTTGATATAGCATTTAAGTAATAAACTGTTGATGTATCTTGCTCACCTAGTAAACTTGATTCCATGCTAGGTCCTATAAATAAAGGAACAACATCATCTATTTCTGGTAATGTAATGTTATCTTTATAAGAAGGTTTTGCATTTCCTAATTTAATAGGTCCTACATTATTTTTTAAAGTATTAAATTGTATTTCTCTTGAAGAAGAATTTACATAAGTAACTACTCCATAAAAATATGGTGACATTGTAGGAAGATTTTTTGAAGATGCATTCAATGATGAATTAGATCTCTTACTACCATATGATATAGTTGCTCCTGTCCCCATTATTTATTACTTGCTTCTAATTGTTTTGTTTCAACAGGAGCAGCAGTATTACTTATTTCTTGAAATAATAATTCCTTATCACGTTCACTTAATAAACCTGCATCACTTGGATCTAAACTAGCATTCATTGCACGTTGTACAATACCAGCCATTTTGATTAAGGCATCATCATTTTTGATACCTAATTCCATATATTCTTTTAATAAAGGAACAAGCATCATCGCGTCACCTGGCTCCTGTATCATAGGTTTCAGTTGATCGATTAATGATCTTATTTCTTTTTCTTTACGTATTGAGTTTTTATATATATCCTCTAGTAAGTTAGAAAAAGATTTACCTTTAAATAGTTCTTGATTAAAATCCATTACTTATATAATTTACGTATATAAATATGAAAGGTAGGAAAATTTAAATTGACATAGTTATATGTCCATGTTCATAATATTGATTATATTTTTTAACATAAATCAATTTTAAACGTTTTATAATTTTCGTAATCTGAGGTGTTGAAGCGTCAGTTATTTCCTTTATATAGATATACAGTGCTTTTTTATTAAAAATATCAATGTTATCATTTTTGCGGAATAACTCTAATATAGCATCCGCAATTTGAGCATCACGTTGTTTAGGAAATAATGTAAATAAATTAAAATCAGCGTAATAAGTAAACTGTTTTAAGAATGATGGATTTTTATCATCATATGGATCCTTAGTATTATTTACAATATCCATTAAAATTGTTTTATCCTCATCAACTGCTTCTACAGTTGCTTTGTCTTTAAGCTTCTTATAGTTAGCGTTATTGTAGAGAATAAGGTACCTTTTTGTAATGGTACCAAAGTAACTAAATGCTTTTCCTTTTGTCTGATCATATAAGTGTAGTTTTTCTAATAAGAAAGCTACTACTTCATGTTGGAGTTCGGGGATTGTATCGACTTCTGTATAGTAAAACTTAAAAGTATGAATGATATTTTCAGCCAACTTATGGAATGAATAATTAATTTTTTCATTAAATACTTTGTTACGTTGTGTTTGATCTGATAATGATAAATACTCTAAAATTGCATCTTCAGTTTCTTGAGTGAAGTAAACATTAGCCTTTTTTGGTTTGCGTTTACGGACAGTCCCTTTCTTAGTCAATAATACTTCTTCCTCAATCATGTTTTAGAAATTTTTTAAATAATGATTTAACGAGTCTTGTATATTTTTTAGACTATTAAAGAAGAAACCGATTTGATCATCTGATTTAAATGCTTCAGTTAGTTCAACTTCGTTGAGCATTTTGTTAGATTGGTCTACAATAGCTGCAATACTATCAATAATTACTTTTTGTCTAACAGCAATTTCTTCTAATTTAACTACTTTTTGATTCAAATTCCAAATGATATAACCAACAACAGTGGCTATCCATAATACAATTGAAATAATTCCTAATATCATAAGTTTTTCATTATATCTGCTAAGGCTGGATTAGACATTTGCTTCATAGCTTTTTGTCTAATAACTGGATTAGCATTTTTATTTAATTTAAAGTTATTGTTAGCTGGCTTAGCAGCTGGTTTTGGTCCTAATAATTTAGGTAGCCATTCATTTTCAAACTCAACTCTTGCAGCTAATAAATCAGCCTGATGTAATACAAACATGATTGAGGTACGTGGTTTAGTTTCTGGTGTAAAATCCATTAAATACGATTTATTAGCTTCATCATACAAGCCGTCATGCGTCCTGATAGCTAAGAATTCGTTTTTAGAGTAATTTATACCGTTGTTAGTTAATAAAAATAAACCACGATCTGGTACGGACATATATTCAAGACGATCATTGAACATATAAGTCTCGTTTAGTTTATCACGTCTCCATTGATCAGTTTGTTCAATGTACGAGGCATGATTTTCATCTCCAAATTTACCTAAATCATGATTGATAGCAGAAAATACTAATTCTTCAATTGTATAAGTATCTACCATACCCATTGATCTCCATACAGTATCAATTTTAATAGCTGCTTCAACAACTCGATTAACGTGGTCTACATAACCACCTGGAAAGCAATTATGATATTGAATTTTATGTGATGCTGGCATCAATACAAAACGATCTTCATGTTTAGTATAAAACTCAATAAGTTTATCTCTACGTTCACCTGAGATATATGTCTCAATGTTATTAATGAACTTATCCCAATTTGACTTAATTTTTTCTGCTTCTAACATAACCTATTTTTATTTAATTAATCTTGTTCTGAGTTGATTAAAGATCTAATATCTTCAACTTGGTTTTTCATAGTGCTAAGCATATCTTTTGCTTCAACAGTATTAAATTTTGGATCTGAGAAACGTGCACCAAATCCGGTTAACATATTCTCTAATTGATCTAATTTTTTCTGAATAATTTGTTTATATCTCATTTATGATTTGTTTAATCATGCTCACTAACTGTGGCACTGTGTCGAATGTACGAAGTGTGTCTGTGGTAGCCAAGTCTGTTTCAGCTACTATAGTAATAACTTTATCATCTAAATCTAAGAATATTATAGGATAGGTAGATGTTTGGAATTTATCTTCAATATCATCAGCAAAGTCGGAGAATTTCTCAGCATCAATGTCTGCATAGGATATCCCCGCTGCATTCAGTTCACTCTTAAGCCACATACATGTGTCACACCATTCCAACGTTAACAATCTAACCCTTCCATCCTCTCTCATCTCCCTATCTCTCATCATTTCCTCACTAGTAATCATAAGTATAAATTATAATTATTTATTATTTTCTAAAAAATACGGTTTTTTCTCTGGGAGGCCAAGCCTTCCTATACCTCTCTTAATAAGTGTTTCGTTTAACGACATATTCGATTTAAACAATAATATTATGTTTATATAAATATATATGAGAGTCAAGTTATAGTGGTTTATAAGGGTGATATAGTGTATTTATCACCTAATTGATTAACGATTGCTATCGCATCTCTAGAGTGCATATAAAACATTTCTCTGTTACCTGCTACTCTAACCGCATCCAAATGTTTATGAAGTTCTTGTTCTAATTTATAAGAATTAAAACACTTAAAAGAATAAACTGGCACTCATGGTGTAGGAACACCTGTTGCTCCTGATATTTCCTTTGCTCTTTCTTCTACCTCTCTAATTGTCATTCCTATCTTTACCATATCTGGCATTGATTTATTTACTAAGACATAAACATACTCATTAGGAACTAATTTACCATGTTGGTCAAGAGGACTATCTTGATAATAAGTAACCTTCTCCCAACCTGCTTCTTGCAAGTCGGGAGTTAAGGTAAAGGCAGTTGCCTTTGCGCAAACTTGTTCTGATGTTAGCTCGTTACCATTCACAACCTTGTAGAAGTGAGCATCGTCACTCGTAATGCGTCTTAATCCTTTCATAATTACTTAGTAATATATTTAACTAAATCTTTGTTTAACATCATCAATTTAAATTTACCTGGATTGCTATTGTAAATTGATTTTACCATATTATAACTAACATCAGTTGCAAATACTTTTTCGGTAATAATTTTGGTAATTCTTTCAATAATTGGTTTTTCAACTTGATTTTCTTTAGAATAATATTCTAAGTAGTTACTAATCCTAGTACCTAATGTTGCTGCAATATCAGCTCTATAATCTTTATCTTTACCAACTAAACCTTTTAAAGTATTCATTACATACTTCTCATCTTGGTTAATAATATTTTCTGGTGAGATCATCTTGTCCAATTTGTTATTAATGAACATTGTAAACAACGTACTAAACTCACTACCAACTGAACCCTCACCAATCATCTGAATTAACGGTAACGATTCTTCAAAGTTTTTAACGGATGATATGGAGTTAAAAAACATACTAACACTTCTACTATTAACTTGTTTAGTTACTAATTCTGGATGCATCAGCATAAAGTTAATACATCTACCATCTAATTGATTCTCTTCAGCCCATTTACCCCAGCATTTCAAATCAAATTTTAAGTTAACACTAATAAATCGTGTTTTCTGAGCGTTGTCAATACTATTAACTAAATAATCACCGTTATCAGGATTAGCAGTTAAAATAATATGCCAATCTTTAGGTAATGTCCAACTAATATATTGTTGTCTATCTACTAACTCCATTACA